GGTTTCAACCTACGTAACACTGGCAAGGATACAGGTGCTGTGTCCATGTTCCAACGTGAGAACAAAGTGTCACAGTGGATTGAAAGCAAGCCATTTAAGGAGTTGATTGCAGCATGAAGACAGTAGAAGATTTAGTATTGACATACTATTCTTCAAACGATTTCAGTATGTTGAGAGAGAAGTCTAAGAAAGACTATCAATACTTTCTCAACGTGCTGGTCGGTGAGTTTGGCAATGAGTTGTACAACGAAGTGACAAGCAAGCAAGCCAAACACGCATACGAAGAATGGGTGAAGCGTGGCATCACGTTTGCCAATCACGTGTGTACTGTGTCATCACTTGTGTACAGGTACGCAATGGAGATGGAGTATGCTACTGTCAATCCGTTTGCTAACATCAAGCGTAAGTCACCTAAACAACGCAAGGTTGTATGGACAGAGGATGACATACAGAAGTTTCTGTCATTTTGTTATAGTGACTTTGCTTATCGTAACATTGGACTGATAGTTCACATGGCATACGAATGGTGTCAGCGTTTAGGTGACATGCGATTGCTTACATGGGATGTTGTAGACTTGGACAAGCAGAAGCTATATCTTGAACAGTCAAAGCGTAGGGCAGAGGTAACACTGCCTATCAGTGATGACCTGACAGAGATGCTGGTACAACAGAAGGATGACTTTGGCTTTCAACAGTATGTTGCTCCCCGGCCACGCCCTTCTGGTAGCGTTTATCATCCGTACAGTATAGATAGACTGTCTAAAGCAGGTCGGCAAGTGATGAGGCTTGCAGGGCTGTCTGAAGAGATACGGCTGATGGACTTACGTAGGACAGGCACAACCGAAATGGTAGAAGCAGGTGTCGGTATGGCACAAATTATGTCGGTTACAGGACATAGTAACCCGCAGTCAGTTAAACCATACATGAAAAATACTTTTGCCAGTGCAGATTATGCATTGACAGCACGTCACATGCATGATATAAGCACATACAAGTGCCAACAAGGAGAGTGATACATGTATAATAATATATTAAACACTATAAGTGATATAGACATACCTAATGGACATACAAAGAGAATGAATTGTCCAGAATGTAATGGCTATAAAACATTTACAGTGACTAATAACATGGGTTCTCTTGTGTGGAACTGTTACAAGGCATCCTGTAACGTATCAGGTGGCAAGAAGGTACACCTAACTGCTGATGACATACGTAATACAATGAAGGATGCTGAACGATTTGCAGAGGATAAGTTTGAGTTACCACCATACGTGGTGACTAATCACACAAACGTATACATTGATAGGTTTTGTGCTACTTGGGGCTTGGACATGGAAGGGCATGGCCTGATGTATGATGTAAAGGAAGACAGGATTGTATTCCCTGTCATGCACAAGGGCAAGATGGTTGATGCTACAGGTCGTTCTGTAATGAAACGCTTACCTAAATGGAAGCGATATGGAAATAGTGGCTTGCCTTATACCTTCGGTTGTGGTAAAGTCGCTGTAGTTGTTGAGGACTGTGTGAGTGCAGCCATCGTGGGCAATGATGTATTGTGTGGGGTTGCTGTGTTGGGTACGTCATTATCTTCCAGCCACAGGCAGTATCTTTCACAGTTCTCAACAGCAGTCATAGCACTAGACCCCGATGCACTGCCTAAGACTTTAGCAATGGCGAAGGAACTCAGAGGATATGTGGATGATGTCCGTGTCCTTCGTTTGACAGACGATTTGAAATACCGTAGAGAAGAAGATATCAAACAACTAACCCACATAGGAGATACAGTATGGAATTAGCAATAATTAGAAGCCTTATGGATAAGTCATTCTATGATGACCATCGTGGTAGTAAATGCCCACCACGTTTGTTCAGCAAGGATGCTCGTAAGATTAAAGAGGCTGTTGATACAGCAATGGATAGGTATGAGCGTACCGTCACACCAGATGAGGTAGAGGCGTTGTTTATGTCTAACAATCCAACTCTAACCACAGCGCAGAAGCAAGCATATGCATCGATGTTTGCTACCATTAAGCGTGAAGATGCTATGGGTAGTGATGTAGCACAGGAAGTATTGTCTAAGCTATTTCAACAGGTGGTAGGAGAGGACGTTGCTAATATAGGATTTGATATGGTCAACGGTGATGCCTCTACATTAGAGCGATTACGAAATCTGCTTGAACAATATGGTGATGACTTCATACCTAATATGAATATTGAGTGGGAAGATATTAGCATAGAAAGTATCATGGCAGCAGCAGACTTAGAGGCTAGATGGAAATTCAACATACCCTCTGTTGTGCGTAAGCTAGAAGGTGTGTCTGGTGGACATCTTATCGAAGTAGGGGCAAGACCCAACGTAGGTAAGACATCCTTCCATGCCAGCTTGATAGCTGCACCGGGTGGCTTTGCACATCAAGGTGCGCAATGTATCATTCTATGTAACGAGGAGTCTGGCAAGCGTGTAGCTGAACGCTACCTTAACGCTGCTTCAGGCATGTCACGTTATGAAATACGTGATGAGTTTGCTAAGGCATCTGCTAAATACTATCCTATATCACAGAATATCAGGATAAAGGAATGTCAGGGCAGAGACATGGCATGGGTAGAGTCAGTATGCAAGTCATACAAACCAGACATACTGGTGTTAGACATGGGCGATAAGTTTAGCGCAGGTGGCAACTATGCCAGACCAGATGAGGCACTCAAGGCTTGCGCTATCTATGCCAGACAGATTGCCAAGACATACGACTGTGCTGTGTTTTACATGTCACAGCTTTCTGCAGATGCAGAAGGTCGTGCGCAGTTAAACCAGAGCATGATGGAAGGTAGCCGTACAGGTAAGGCAGCAGAGGCTGACCTTATGTTACTGATAGGAAAGTCACCATCTGTAGAGGGGCAGGAAGAAGAAAGCCCATTACGCCATGTTAACATAGTTAAGAACAAACTGAACGGCTGGCACGGTATGGTAAACTGTGAATTAAACTATTTGACAGCGAGGTATGAAGGATGAAGGTAACAATAGACGTAGAGAACACTGTTACTAAACGTGATGGTAAGATACACATGGACCCGTTTGAGCAGGAGAATACGCTGGTCATGGTGGGTGTATTAACAGATCAAGATGTAGAAAGACACTTCCCGTTTGACCATGCTGACGTACCTAATCAAGATGATTATCATGAGCGTGTGCAATGGTTCTTGGACAATGCAACTGTGCTTATCATGCACAATGCAGCGCATGACTTGCTGTGGTTGTGGGAGTCAGGCTTCAAGTATGATGGCCCTGTGTTTGACACAATGCTTGCTGAGTATGTACTACAGCGTGGTATTAAAGAGCCATTGTCTCTTGAGGCTTGTGCAGAACGCTATGAGTTAGACGCAAAGAAGCAAGACACACTCAAAGAATACTTTGCTAAAGGCTATAGCACACGTGATATACCTTACAATGAATTAACTGAGTATCTGTCTGCTGACCTTCATGCTACGCAGCAACTGGCTGACAAGCTGATGTATAGGTTGAATACACCTGCTGATTCAGGACTGATGACTACTGTACAGCTTACCAACGAGGTGGCTGTTGCTCTGTCTCGCATGTATCAGAACGGTTTTACTATTGACCGCAAGGCATTAGATGATGTACGTACTGAGTACGAACAGGAGCGTGATACATTGAAGCATGATTTACAGGTAATGGTAAAAGAACTGATGGGTGATACGCCTATCAATCTAAATAGTCCAGAGCAACTGTCATGGGTTATATATAGCCGCAAGGTGCTGGACAAAGAATATTGGGGCAATGCTGTTGACCCATATATGGATGAAGCAGACTTCCGTAGCCTAGTGAGTGCTGGCACAGAGCGTCTGTATAAAACTAAAGCGACACAGTGTGGCGTATGCAAAGGCACTGGTCAGATACGAAAGGTAAAGAAAGATGGAACACTTTTTGCACGACACAACCGTTGCACGTCATGTATGGGGAATGGGTATACTCTTTCTCCTTTATCTAATGTGGCGGGGTTGAAATTTAAAGCACCTTCACCTAAATGGATGAGTGCTAATGGGTTTACTACCAGCAAGGATAAGCTACAGTTTCTTGAGGGCAAGGCACGTACTGCCAAGCGTGATACTGCTGTAGAGTTCTTGTCTAAGGTACGTAGACTATCTGCTGTGGAGACATACCTATCATCGTTTGTTGATGGTATTCAGACACACACAAAGGCTGACGGTAAGTTGCATGTCCGTCTGCTACAGCATCGCACCTCTACTGGTAGGTTCTCTGGTGCTGACCCTAACATGCAAAACATGCCACGTGGTGGTACATTCCCTGTGAAAAAGGTGTTTGTATCCCGGTGGAATGGTGGTAAAATCATGGAAGCAGACTTTGCACAGCTAGAGTTTCGTGCTGCTGCATTCCTATCACAAGATGGAGTAGCAATTGAAGAAGTTTCAACTGGGTTTGATGTTCACTCATATACGAGTAAAGTTATTTCTGATGCTGGTCAACCTACGAATCGCCAAGAAGCGAAAGCGCACACCTTTGCGCCCCTTTACGGGGCAACGGGGTTCGGACGCACACCTGCCGAAGCAAAATACTACGAACACTTCACGGAAAAGTACGAAGGAATTGGGCTTTGGCATACCAGATTGGCTAAAGAAGCTATGAACACACGTAAGATTACCACACCGTCAGGCAGAGAGTTTGCTTTTCCTGATGTAGTACGTAATGCACGTGGTCGTGTATCCAACTTTACACAGATAAAAAACTATCCTGTGCAGTCATTTGCCACAGCAGATATTGTGCCTGTAGCATTATTACACATAGGAAAGTTGCTATCACATATGAAATCGTGTATAGTAAATACAGTGCATGATAGTATCGTCATTGATGTACATCCAGATGAAGAAAGGAGTGTAATTGAAGTCATCAACGAAACAAACAGAGTTTTACCAGAACTCATCCAATTACGGTGGGGATGCGTATTCAATGTACCACTGTTATTAGAAGCAAAAATTGGTGATAATTGGCTTGACACGAAAGACGTAAGCTGATATAACTATCAAACTTTCAACTGTACTTCGAGGAAAGGAGTAATTATATGACAACACAAATCACTACTATTGATACCAATAACTATGCTGAGATGGCTAAAGCTATGGGCATTGCAGCAGAGGGTGGTAGCACAAAAGAGAAGGCAAGCACACTCGCTCGTCTTCGCATTAATCATTCGCCTATCTTAGGCAATGACCGTATCCTTGTTAAAGGGGGTACATATAAATTGGATATCCCTGATGGGCCAACTTACTACGCTACGTCAGTAACACTACGCCCATACTTGCAACGCTTTATGTACAAGCGTTTTATTAAGGGTTCAGGTGATAAGCCAAACCGCTACGTTAAGACTGTGATGGCAGATAACCTTAATATTGACCTGAAGGATAACGATGGTGGCTTCAACTGTGGTAAGCCAGCAGGTTATATTCAGGACTTCAAGTCACTGCCTGAGAAGACACAGGAACTCATCAAGCAGATTAAACGTGTACGAGTAATGCTTGGCACGGTAGAACTGCATGATGCAGTAGACGAGAACGGTAAAGCGGTGGACGTAGCCGATACTGCTTTCATCTGGGAGATTGAGAACAGAGATGCCTTTAAAGATGTAGGCACTGTGTTCACTAAATTGAACAAGATGAAGCGTCTGCCAGTGCAGCATAGCATCACTGGTAACACGGAAGAACGCAAGCTGCCTAACGGCAATAGCTTCTACCTTCCTGTAGTATCTCTGGACTTAACCAAGACACTTGAACTTGGTGATGTGGAGCAGACCAACTTTGGTGACTTTATGTCATGGGTACAGAACTACAATGAGTACATCATCAACTCATGGTCAGAGAAAGCCATGCAAGAAGATGATGATATTGAGGGTGTTGAGGATATCGTCAACATCGAATTTGAAGACGAAGAGGTTGCGTGATGAACCATCCTGCTGAGTTGGCATTGCATCAGTACATGGAGAAAGCTGCCAATGGCAATACTACCATGTCACCTGATACTATCAAGCAAGTAGCGCAAGATATATCAGACGCACTGCAACGTCAGTTTGGCGGGGGTAACAAGCGAGATGGGTTTCGCCTACGCATGTCTAATGTAGGCAGACCCTCTTGTCAACTTTGGTTTGAGCGTAATAAGCCTGAGACTGCGTTACCCAAGCCAACCACATTCGTAATGAATATGATGCTTGGAGACATCGTTGAGGCTGTCTTCAAAGGGTTATTGAAAGAGGCAGGAGTAGAATATGAAGACACTGAAAAAGTTACTCTTGAGTTGTCTGATACTTCTGTTAGCGGCTCATATGATATTGTCATTCGGGATGCAGTTGATGATATTAAATCAGCTTCAAACTGGTCATACATCCACAAGTTTGAATCTTATGATTCCCTATCTAAGGGAGACACGTTTGGATATATTGGGCAGTTAGCCGGATATGCTAAAGCTGCTGGTAAGAAAGCTGGTGGATGGTGGGTTGTTAACAAAGCTAATGGAGACTTCAAGTACGTTCCTGCTACAGGATTAGATGTAGACAAAGAGGTACAAAATATTGAAGATAATATTACCCATGCTATGGGAGACGAGTTAGTCAGATGCTTTGAACCTGAGAAAGAAACCTTCAATGGTAAAGAGACAGGCAACCTTGTATTGAATAAGAACTGTACATTCTGTTCATATAAACATGCTTGCTGGCCTAAGATGGTAGAACTACCTGCAGTAAAGTCAAAGGCAAAAGACCCTAAGATTGTATCTTACATTGAACTAAGAAAGGAGTATAGAAATGCAGGATGAATTACAGGAACTGTTAGACCAGATTAAAGAAGCAGAGGCGCATCTTATGGAACTACGTAAAGAGTACCGTGAACAGCGCACCGCTGGTCTAAGAGCAGCCATTGAAGCACGTAACGAAGCTGATGCTATGATACGTGAAGAAATGAAAGCTATGGGTTACAGTGGCCTTACGTGGAGAAACCTACGGTAATGCCACCCAACTTCAAGCAATTTAAAGCAGCACGAAAGTATGGGTATCGTAGCGGCCTAGAACTCAAGATTGCAGAAACACTCAAAGAGTTAAAGGTTAAATATGATTACGAGTGTATCAAGATAGAATGGGAAGACCTTGCCTATCGAACATATACACCAGACTTCGTGCTGTTTAATGGTATCATTATCGAAACTAAGGGCATGTTTACTGCTGCTGACAGACGTAAACACCTTGCAATCAAGAAGCAGCATCCTAAGTTAGATATACGTTTTGTATTTGAGAATAGCAGACGTAAGCTACGTAAGGGTGCTAAGTCCTCATATGCTGAGTGGTGCATTAAGTATGGTTTTAGGTACTATGATCGCATCATTCCAGAGGATTGGCTGAAAGAAAAAGGTAAGAACAGACATCCTAAGTTTATTAAGTTTACGGGAACTAAAGTAAAAAGGAGCAGATAACATGGATGAAAATGAAATGAAGATGAAGTCTGAAGACTTTCTAATAAGAGTAAGACCATTTACAGACACAGATGGGTCATGGAATGGTGACATAGATTTATCTATTATTACACAACCATCTAATGATTTACCTGATGAAGATTACAATCAGATTATGCACTTCTGTAAGATGATGGCATCAACTGTGCCTATTATGGAACGAAATGAAGAACTACGAGATATGGTACATAATTTTGTCATAGAACATGTTGACAAAGAGTATGTTATTGAAGTAGACTCAAGACCACGTGTTATTGATAGAGATGATAATGTAGTTACGATTGATTTTGGAACTAGGACAAAAGGGAGTGCATAATGACAAGCTACAAGAATATTATGGAAAAGATTGAGCGAGAAGCAAAGGAAGCATATGCTGGTGTTGATATGGTCAATAGCCCACCACACTACAATGAGGCAGGTGTTGAATGTATTGATGCTATTGCCGCTGCATTAGGAGAAGGTTTTGAGTTTTATCTACAAGGTAATATAATGAAGTATCTGTGGCGTTATCGCTATAAGAATGGCATTGAAGACTTGAAGAAAGCCAGTTGGTATCTCGACAAGTTGATTACTGAAGTCGAGGGCTGTTACGATGATGAGAGTTAAAGTCTTCATCACCATTGACGTAGACCCAGATGAATATCCTGTACCTGCTGATGAGAATGTGGGGGAGGAAATAGAAGAAGGCATCCGTGAATATTTTTATGACATTGACGGAGCAACAATAAAAAACATTAAGCACATACAGGAGTGACCCTATGATAAGTAATCATTTACCTACAGATTATCAGAACTTTATTGCTCTGTCTCGCTACGCAAGATGGAAAGAGGATGAGCAAAGACGTGAGACATGGCCTGAAACAGTGTCACGTTACTTTGATTATATGACTGTTCATCTAAAGAAGAAACACAAGTACACACTTTCTAATGAATTACGCACAGAGTTAGAGACTGCTGTGCTTGACCAACACATTATGCCAAGCATGAGAGCCTTGATGACATCTGGTCCTGCACTGGACCGTTGCCATGTGGGTGGATACAATTGTTCATACGTACCTGTGGATAGCCCACGTGCGTTTGATGAAACAATGTATATACTCATGTGTGGCACAGGTGTAGGCTTCTCTGTTGAACGACACAACATTGAGAAGCTACCAATCGTCAATGAAGATATGCATCCTACAGATACTATTATTAAAGTTGGCGATTCACGTCCGGGCTGGGCCAAGTCACTACGGGAACTTATTGCTATGCTGTATGCTGGTCAGATTCCTAAGTGGGATGTGTCAGAGGTACGCCCTGCAGGTGCAAGGCTCAAGACATTTGGTGGTAGAGCCAGTGGCCCAGCCCCTCTTGAAGAACTGTTTGAGTTTTGCATAGAGAAGTTTAAGGCAGCGTCAGGTCGTAGATTATTTCCTGTCGAGTGTCACGACATCATGTGTAAGATTGGTGAGGTTGTAGTTGTCGGTGGGGTCAGGCGCAGCGCACTCATCAGCCTGTCAAACCTGAACGATGACCAGATGGCTCATGCTAAGTCAGGTCAATGGTGGGAAAACGAAGGACAACGTGCGCTTGCAAACAACAGCGTTGCCTACAAAGGTAAGCCACAGATGGGTACATTCATGCGTGAGTGGCTATCACTGTACGAAAGTAAGTCAGGTGAGCGTGGTATTTTTAATCGCAAGTCTGCACAAGTACAGGCTGCTAAGAATGGACGCAGAGATGCAGAACAAGATTTTGGATGCAACCCCTGCTCTGAAATTATACTACGTCCTTATCAGTTCTGTAATCTGTCTGAAGTAGTTGTACGTGAAACAGACACGCAGCAGACTCTGACAGAGAAGGTGCGTTTAGCTACAATCTTAGGCACGTTCCAATCTACCCTGACTGACTTCAAGTATCTGCGTAGTATATGGAAGAAGAACACAGAGGAAGAACGTCTGCTTGGTGTGTCTCTTACAGGTATCATGGACAACCAGTTAACAGCAGGTAAGTCTGCTCATCTTGGTATGAACATTGGACAGACTCTTGAGGCATTACGTGATGTGGCTATTGACGCTAATAAATCTATGGCTAAACAACTAAAGATACCACAGTCAACAGCTATCACATGCGTCAAGCCATCAGGTACAGTGTC